GCTGTAAGTATGTATTCCTAGACCACCTAAGCATCATCGTATCCAGTCAGGACAATGGTGATGAGCGTAAGGCCATTGATGAAATTATGACCAAGCTTCGCATGCTTGTGCAGGAAACTAACATTGCTCTCATCATTGTTAGCCACCTCAAGCGTCCATCAGACAAGGGTCATGAAGAAGGTGCAACTACTAGCTTAGCTCAGCTAAGGGGTAGTGCAGCCATTGCACAGCTTAGTGACATGGTGGTATCGCTTGAGAGGAATGGTCAGGCTGATGATCCCATTGAGCGTAACACCACCAAGGTGAGGGTGTTGAAGAACAGATACAGTGGACAAACTGGTCCTGCTTGCAGCTTGCTTTATAACAAAGACACTGGCAGAATGTTTGAGATTGATGACACTATAGAAGGGATGATGCTATGAAACAGTGGGATGATCTTGATGATTCCATCATTGGACAAGCTTCCATATGGAATGGTAATAAGAGAGTGGAGGTCTTGGTCTACGATGCTGACAAGATGATTAAAGTATTTGTGGACAGAGATGGTATGTCTGAAGAGGAAGCCAATGAATATATTCTCTTCAACATTGAGGGTGCATACATAGGAGAGGACACACCTGTACTGGTGTGGCAGAGATATGACGAGTGATGGTGGAAAGGGACACACTCAGCGTCCCAAGTCAATAGCTGATGAGGAGTGGGCATCAAGATGGAATGCCATCTTTGGTAAAGACTCAGTAGAAGATTACAAACAGTCGGTAGATGTTGACAATCTCCGACAAAATGATAAGGACAATGACGATGATCTTCTTAGACATAGAGACAAACCTGAAACATGACACCATTTGGCTGTGTGTAACTAAGCACAACACCACTGGTGAGGTAAGGCACTGGCGGGAAGCCGACACCTTGCAGCAATACTTAGAGGGTGAGCAAGTGGTGGGCCATAACATCATTGGCTTTGATGCACCTGTGCTTAAGAAGGTTTGGGGTGTTGGCATTCCTGACAACAAGCTTGTAGATACATTGGTTATGTCACGCCTGTACAAGCCCGACATTGATATTGTCGTGCCTGTGTCGGGCAAAGCACCAACACCACATAGCTTAGAGGCATGGGGCTATCGCTTAGGTGACAACAAGATTGGCTTCACTGACTTCGACAGTGGATGGTCACAAGAGATGGCTACTTATTGTGAGCAGGATGTGTTGCTGCTTGAGAAGGTTTATAACCATCTAACCACAGTGATGGTGAAGGAAGGGTTTTCCCTACAAAGCATTCAGCTTGAACATGAGGTGGCACTGATCTGCCGTGGCATGGAGAACAATGGCTTCATGTTAGACATTGAGAAAGCTATGGTGCTTAATGCAACATTGAGTGGACGCATGTCTGACATTGAACAGAGCATGCAAGAAGTGTTTCCACCTATTGTTGAGCAACGCTTCTCTGAGAAGACAGGCAAACAATTGAAGGACAAGGTTACCGTTTTCAATCCCGGAAGTAGGCAGCAAATTGCTGAACGACTGGCAGGTCTTGGTGTGGTATTTAAGAAACATACAGACAAAGGCAATGTCATTGTTGACGAAGCTGTTCTAGAAACCATTGACCTGCCTGAGGCTAAGCTTGTAGCTGAATATCTAATGATACAAAAGCGTGTAGCTCAGATCAGCAGTTGGCTTGATCTGGTAGGCGATGACGGTAGGGTACACGGTAGAGTCACTACCAATGGGGCAGTGACAGGTAGAGCTACACACAGTAGCCCTAACATGGCACAAGTTCCTGCCGTGGGTAGTCCCTTCGGTGCTGAGTGCAGAGAGATGTGGCGTGTACCTAAGGGATACAAGCAGGTGGGTGTTGACCTATCAGGCATTGAGCTACGCTGCTTAGGTCACTACCTAAATGACCAAGAGTGGATGGATGAGTTGCTGAAGGGCGACATCCACTGGTTTAATGCACAGAGCTTTGGCTTGGTGGATAAGGGCACTGTCAAGGACGATAACAATCCTGAGCATAAGAAGGCTAGGAACACCACCAAAACCCTGACATATGGGGTGTTGTATGGTGCAGGTGCAGCCAAGGCGGGTTCGATTGTTGGTGGTAACAGCAGTAAAGGCAAGAAACTTATTGATAGTTTTATTAACAATACGCCCGGCCTTTCTGCCCTGAAGAAGAAGATATCTAGGCTGATGGCTAAGGGACATTTACCTGCACTAGATGGACGCAGGGTGTGGGTGAGATCGGAGCATGCAGCATTGAACACTTTGTTGCAAAGTGCAGGGGCTATCATTGCTAAACAATGGCTTATTGAATCAACAAAGTTGTTGCAAGAAAAGCAGATAGATGCTAAACTATTAGCGTTCGTTCATGACGAAACACAGTGGGAAGTGAGAGAAGATCAGGCAGAGGAAGCAGCAAAGCTCATTGAGCAAGCAGCAACCAAAGCAGGAGAAGCTCTTAAGTTCCGTTGTCCAGTTGATGCCGAAGGTAAGGTTGGTAACAACTGGCGTGAGTGCCACTAACGATAGAGGTGGGTTTTCATATTGGAGAAAATTATGAGTGAAGAAAAGAAAGCCATTAAGATTAAGGCTGATGTGTTCTGGTGTCAACACAACAAAGTGAATGACATGTCTGGAAAGTTCCAGTTGAATCTGTGCAACTTGTCCGATGCTGCTGTTGAAGCATTGGAAGAGATGGGCATCAGTGTTCAAACTGGTGAAGACAAGAAGGCTGACATGGGCAAGTACATCACTTGCAAATCAGAGAAGCCTATCCGTGTCTTCGATACAGACAACGATGAAATTACTGAGGCTATTGGTAATGGTAGTAAGGGTAAGGCACTTGTGTCTAGCTACTCTTGGACCTATAAGAACAAGAAAGGTGTTAGCCCTTCATTGAAGAAGCTGGTTATCACTGACTTGGTAGAGTATGCCGCAGGTAGCGGTATTGATGCAGATGACGAGGACGTATTATGAACATCACTATTACATTGACATTGGACCAATTGAATTTGGTATTGGCAGCTCTTTCTAAGCTTCCCTTTGAAGCTGTTACAGACACCATTGCTGTCATCCGACAACAAGGTATGGAACAGATTCAAGAGGCTGAGGCAGCTAAGACATCTTCAGTTGAAGAAGTAGTAGCTGAGTAATGAAAGCTCTATTCGATAGCGACATCTTCGCTTATCGGGCAGCATCCGCATGTGAGGACGAAGACGAGGCAACGGCACAGCGAACACTGGATCGTTTAATTGTTGATGTCCTCATGTGTGGTGTTGATAGCATCTATCCTGATTGCTTTGTAGATGAGTGGCACATGTTCTTAACTGGTAAGAACAACTTCCGTTATCAGATAGCAACCACTGTGCCTTACAAGGGTAACAGAGTTGACAAGCCTAAGCCAAAGCATCTAGCTTTCCTTAGAAACTATCTTGTTAAAGAATGGGGAGCAACCATCTCTGATGGACAGGAAGCTGATGATGCCATCGCTATTGAAGCAACAAGACTTGGTGACCAATGTGTCATCGTGTCATTAGACAAAGACTTAGATCAGATTGTTGGTTGGCATTACAACTTTGTAAAGCATTTGGGTTATTACATCAAGCCAGAGGAAGCTTTGGTTAAGCTGTATACACAGATGCTGACAGGTGATGCTGCTGATAACATCAAAGGATTGTTCCGTGTTGGTCCAGTGAAAGCAGCCAAAATAATTGGGGACACAACAGATGAACTTGAGCTATACAACAAAGTGTTGGAAGCTTATGAAGGCAATGCTGAGCGTGTGTTAGAGAATGCTCAGCTTCTTTTCCTACGCAGATATGAAGGACAAACATGGACTCCTCCACAAATTTAAAACCAAATGACATTGCCCTCATCCTTCGTCCTACCATTGTAGATGGGGAATACACCAAGAGCTTTCAGGTGTTGGTCAGTGGCTTTGGTCCTCTCACTATTAGCCAAGATGATGCAGACAATCTTGTTGGTATGGCTATGATATTGGCTGCAACAGTACAGTATATGCAGGAAGATGAGAAGCTTGCTGACAAACTTGTTAGTTATTGTGGCAAAGTGTTTGCTGATGTAGGTGACTTTGCCTACAACCCAGACCATGATAGCTTCAGTGATGGTAGCTTCACTGTGGACACTAAGACAGTTGGAGGTATGCAATGAATGTAGATGATACATTGGCACAGCGAGGCACTCGCTATGGAAATTATAAAGAGGATGTCTCTAGGGTTTCACAAGCATTGAAAGATACAATTAGATCTGGTGCTGTATGGAAAGAGATGGATGATGATATGAAGGAAAGCCTTGATCTCATCTGTAACAAGATGTCTCGCATTGTTAATGGTGATCCTTGGTATCATGACTCATGGCATGACATCATTGGCTACGCTAGACTGGTAGAAGAAAGACTGGAAAAATTATGATCACAGTGGACATTAGTTTAAAAGTATTCTTTAAACCAGAAGACCTGCCTAATGTCTATCTGAATGAAGAAGTGTTGAGCGAGGTGATTATTGAGAACCTCACTGCCTCATTAGAACGCATGGACTCACATGAAATTGTGTTTCGTCATGTTGATGTTGAAGGACTAGAATGAAAGTTAATTCTGTAACTATCAGGGAGGCTAGCAATGGCTTTGTTGTTGAGCATGTGGCTGAGTCCGAATACGATAAATATCTTTCTGAGTTTGTTGCTCTGGATGTTGACGAAGCACTGGCAATAGCTAGAGATTTATTTGTGCATTACGATGCTGCTGACATGTCGCATTTAGTAGATACTCCAGTTGGCAGATAACAAAAAAAGAAATGGTGGTGAGTGGACTGACTCTAGGTTCAGAAGCTTTGTCACCTCTGCATTGAGAGCAGCCTCTAGGCGTTGGCCTCCTAAATATAAAGCACTCAAAGAAGCTTTCGTAGGTAGGAAGACTAACAAAAAGACAGGTAAGCTAGCGATGCATTACAAATGTGCCAAATGTAAGAAGCATTTTGTTGCTGCTGATGTACAGGTAGATCATATACTCCCAGTAGTATCACCAACAGAAGGCTTTGTTAGTTGGGACTTGTTCATTGATCGTATCTTTTGTGAGATAGAAAATCTACAAGTGTTGTGTAAGCCTTGTCACAAGGTGAAGACAGATGAAGAGAAAGCAGAAAGGAAAAAGAAATGAATGTAGAACTGTTAGATGAACATGACGATGGTAGTGCTACCTACCAATTTGATTTAACATGGGAAGAGCGTAACCTCTTGCTTAACTTAGGTATAATTACAGCCATCAAGAATGGCATTAATGAAGGAGCTAAATATGTCGGTGACACTAGTCTGGGCAACCCCGAATGCGGAACATCTGATAGCGTACATGGCGAGGGTGAGCAACCCAGAGAATCAGAACAACCCTGAGACAGCTCCTAAGCTGTTGAAGTATTTGATGGACAACAAACATTGGAGTCCATTTGAAATGGTCAATGTCTGTATGGAAATTGAAACCACCCGTGACATTGCCCGTCAAATCCTACGACACAGAAGCTTCAGCTTCCAAGAATTCTCACAGCGGTATGCCATTTCCTCACGCTATGAAACCAGTGAGGCAAGGCTACAGGACAATAAGAATAGACAGAACTCAATCCCCGTAGAAGACCGTGAACTCATCAAGGTATGGGAAGAGCTACAGACAGACGTTTTAATCGCTGCTAAGCGGTCCTATGAGGCTGCATTGGGCATGGGCATAGCCAAGGAAGTGGCTAGGAAAGTGTTGCCTGAAGGATTAACTACCAGTAGAATGTACATGAACGGTACACTGAGAAGCTGGCTACACTATGTTGACATTCGTTGTGACAAAGCAACACAGAAAGAACATCGTGAAATAGCAGACCAATGTAAAGTAGTACTAACTAACTTAGTTCCGTCCTTGTTTTAGTAGAGCAAGCAGTAGCCATCTGAGGTATAACTACCTTTCTTTTCACGGGAGCTTCGGCTCCCTTTTTTCCCACCATAACAGGAGTATTTATATGGCAAAGTTTAAGGTCAACATTGACCTGTCTCGTGATGCATTGTTCGATGAACTAGGCATTCAGAGATTGAGAGAAAGTTACATGAAAGAGGAAGAGGCTAGTCCTCAAGAAAGATTTGCATATGTTTCGGAATCGTTTGCTTCAAATCAAGAACACGCTCAAAGACTGTATGACTACAGCAGCAAGCATTGGCTCAGTTACTCTACACCTATCCTATCGTTTGGTCGCTCTAAACGTGGCCTTCCTATCAGCTGCTTCCTTAACTACATGGATGACAGTGCAGAAGGCTTGGTTGACAACCTATCAGAAACTAACTGGCTATCCATGTATGGTGGTGGTGTCGGTGTGCATGTGGGTATCCGCAATAGTGATGATAAGTCTACTGGTGTTATGCCCCACCTTAAGATCTATGATGCTAGTTCATTGGCCTACCGTCAAGGACGCACGAGACGGGGCAGCTATGCTGCCTATCTAGACATTCATCACCCAGACATTATTCAATTCTTGGAGATGCGTAAGCCAACGGGTGATCAGAATGTACGCACACTAAACCTCCATCATGGCATCAACATCACCGATGAATTCATGACCATCATTGAGAAGGCTATGAAGGATCCAGACTTTGATGACAGCTTCCAATTAAAAAATCCTGCCACTGGTTTAGTTGTTGAGACAGTGTCTGCTAAGTATTTGTGGCAGAAGATATTGGACCTGCGTATGCAGACAGGTGAGCCATACTTGGTATTCATTGATACAGCTAACAAGGCATTACCCTCTTGGCTTAGCCACAAAGGATTAAAGATTAACGGAAGCAATCTCTGTACAGAAATCTTTTTACCAACTAACGAGAAGCGTACAGCCGTATGTTGTTTGTCTTCACTGAATCTAGAATACTATGATGAGTGGAAGAATGACAAGCAATTCATTTTAGATGTTATGGAAATGCTAGACAATGTCTTGCAATACTTCATTGACAGAGCACCCTCAACAATTGCAAGAGCTAAGTACAGTGCAATGATGGAGCGTAGCATTGGAGTTGGTGCGCTAGGCTTCCATGCATTCTTACAGAAAAAAGGTATTGCCATCGATGGTGTGATGGCTAAGAGTTATAACAATGAAATATTTAAGCATATTCATTCTTCGTGTCTTGCTGCTGACAAGGTCTTGGCTGAACAGCGTGGCAGTTGCATCGATGCTGGTCACGGTAATATTATTAGAAGGTTTAGTCATCATACTGCTATTGCCCCTAATGCTAGTAGCAGCCTTATCATGGGCAATACTAGCCCTTCGGTCGAGCCTTACAGAGCCAATGTCTTCAGACAAGACACACTCAGTGGTGCATTCGTATACAAGAATAGGTTCTTGAAAGCACAGCTTGCTGCACTGGGTATGGATGATGATGATACATGGGCATCCATCATCAGCAATGAAGGATCGATACAGCATCTAGATGTTCCTGAGCAATTGAAGGAAGTGTTTAAGACAGCTATGGAAATTGATCAGCGTTGGTTGGTTGAACTAGCAGCAGACAGACAGAAATATATTGACCAAGGCCAGAGCATTAACCTGTTCTTCCCTGCCAATGTGTCCATTAAATATCTACACGCTGCTCAAAGAAGTTGGTGTGGCTAACACCAAGCATACCATCCACCCACGGCAGAGGGTTCTTCTTAATCTTGTAGATGCCTTTCATTCCCATAGAGATGAGTCTACGATCAGCAATGTAGCGAATATATTGCTTCACTTCTTCTTTCGTAAGCTTCTCGACTTCAACCATGCTGAACGCCAGATCAACAAATTGATCCTCAAGACCAACCATTTGATCCGCAATTTCTTTGATGCGCTCCGAAGTCGTTTCATCCTGATGGTGTTTAACGTATTCACGATAGACCTTAATCATGCCTTCAGCATGTTGAGTTTCGTCAACGATGGACCAAGCAATGATTTGGCCCAGCCCTTTAAGCTTACCATTCCTTGCAAAGTTTAGCAACATCACAAAGCTAGAGAATAGTTGCATGCCTTCACCAAAGGCAGAGATGGCTGCAATTTTTTCAGCCATTGGTGCTGCATTCAGATTGTTAATGTAGTCGTGCTTCTCCACCATCTCTTTGTATTGGAGGAATTCATTGTATGTAGATTCAGGCAAGCCTAAGGTTTCAATGAGGTGGGCGTATGCAGCCACATGCAGGGCTTCCCTACTGGCA